TTGCAAAGCACCTCGCCTTCGTCCTTGTTTTTCTCTCTCCGAGTCCGAAACCCCGGGGGTCGCGTGAGCAAGTCATCCAAAGGCAAACCCCGCCGAACACGGCGACTTGCCGCGCGATCCTCGGCGCATCGCCGCAAATCGGCGCAAATCACGACAAATGCTGCGGCGCTCGAGGACGTCATCTCGTGGCTGCACGAACGAGACGCGCTCGGCAAGGTGCGGTCGGCGACCGTCGCCGCAGCTCGCACTCTCGCGGCGCGTCTCGACGATCCGCAGGATGCGAGGAACGCGCGCCTCTGGAAGGAGTACCGCGAGTTCATCGACCAACTGATCAAGATCGGGGAGGACAAGCCGGGTGACTTCGACGACGTTCTTCGTGGCCTCGAAGCCTCGCTACGCGACACCCCGGCGAACTGAACGCGCCTCGACCGGTGACCGCGTCGAGATGGTCGCCCGCGCGATCGGGTTGCCGCTCATGCCGTGGCAACGGCAGGTCGTCGACGTCGCCGGGGAGCACGTCGGCGGCGTCCCCTGCTACCGGGAGGTCGTGCTCACCGTCCCGCGACAGTCCGGCAAGACGACGCTGATCCTCGCCGTGCTCCTGCATCGCGCCCTCTACTACGGCCGGGCGCAACGCATCGCCTACACCGCGCAAACCGGGCACGACGCCCGCAGCAAACTCCTCGACGACTTCGTGCCGCTGCTCGAACGCTCCCCGCTCGCCCCGCTGATCGAACGCGTCTACCGCGCGAACGGCGACGAAGCCGTCATCTTCGGCAACGGCTCACGCCTCGAAGTTCTCCGCAACTCCGTCGCCTCCGGGCACGGACGCACGCTCGACCTGGCGATCATCGACGAGGCGTTCGCCGACGAAGACGACGTACGCGAACAGGCGCTGCTCCCGACGATGGCAACCCGCCAAGACGCGCAGATCGTCGTCGTCTCCACGGCGGGCACCGACCGCTCCCTCTACCTGCGCCGCAAAGTCGACCAAGGCCGGGCGGCGGTCGCCGAAGACAGCGGCTCCGGGTGCGCCTACTTCGAATGGTCGGCGGAACCCGACGACGACCCGTTCGACCGGGAGACATGGCGCCGTTGCATGCCCGCCCTCGGGCTCACCGTGCAGGAGTCGGCGGTCGAGCATGCGATGGGGACGATGACCGCCAACGAGTTCCGCCGCTCCTACCTCAACGTCTGGTCGACGGTCTCCGAGCAGATGATCCCGCAGAAAGTCTGGCTCGCCTGCTGCTCCGCGAAGGTCGCCCCGACCGGCACCCTCTCGTTCGCCGTCGACGTAGCACTCGACCGCTCCAGCGCCGCGATCGTCGTCTGCGACAAGGACGGCAACCTCGAACTGATCGAGAACCGGGACGGCGTCGCCTGGGTGCAGCAACGCGTTCTCGAGCTGTGGCGCCGGTGGCGTGCCACGATCGTCGTCGACGGCTACGGCCCGGCGTCCGCGTTCGTCGACCCGCTGAAGATGCTCGGCGTCCCGGTCGTCGTCTACCGCACCAGTGACGTCGTCGCCGCCTGCGCACTGTTCTACGACGCGATCCTCGACAAAGCCGTCAAGGTGAAGGCCGACGACCGGCTCACCAAGTCGGTCGCCGCCGCGACACGCCGCGCAGTCGGACAGCAGTGGCTGTTCCAACGCAACGTCCCGGAGGCGGACATCTCGCCGCTGTTCGCCGCCTGTCTCTCGTGGCATCATGCGACGACACGCTCGTCGCAGACAAACAAGACACGGAGCGCCATCTACTAGAATCCCGAGAGACATGGGCATCCGCGACTTCTTCCGACGCGAGAAACGCGGCACCGCCTACGGGTTCACCTACCCGAACGTCTACGTCGACGAAGCCGGACGCATGGGACGCCTGTTCCCCGACATAAACGCCGGGGTGATCGTCGACGAGACGTCGACGCTGTCGGTGCCCGGCATCTGGCGCGCGGTCACGCTCATCTCCTCGGCGATCGGCGGCCTCCCGCTGCACGCCTACCGCGACGAGAAGTTCGTCGACCCGCAACCCAACCTGCTCGTGAAACCCGTCCCGACGCAGACCCGCATCGACACCCTCGCGGCGATGGTCGCCTCCCTCATCGTGCACGGCAACTACATCGCCATCCTCGGCGAACCCGGCAGCAACGGCTACCCCGACTCGATCCATCCGGTCGCCGTGCACCGCGTCAACGTCCGCAAAGAGAACGGCAGCCTTCTCTACAAGATCGGCGAGGTTGACTACGACCCCGACCAGGTGATGCACATCAAGGCGTTCTGCATGCCCGGCGAGATGGTCGGCTACGGCATCCTCTCCGCGCAACGCCAGGCGATCGGCGGCGCTGTCGCCGTCAACACCTACGCGCAACGCTACTTCGACGGAGGCGCGCAACCGACCGGCATCATCTACTCGGCGAACCCCGACCTCACCCAGGAGGAAGCCGACCAGCTCAAGGCGCAGTGGCTGCGGCAGTACGGCGGCACGAAACGCACCCCGGCGGTGCTCAACGAGACGACCAAGTTCCAGCAGCTGTCCGACAACGCGCGCGACGCGCAGCTGCTCGAGACGCGCCAGTTCTCGCTGACCGAGATCGCCAACATGGTCGGCCTCCCCGCCTACTACCTCAATGCACCGAACTCGTCCCGCACCTACAGCAACGTCTCCGAGGAGAACCTGCAGCTCGTCCGCTGGTCTCTCATGCCGTACATCCAGCGCATCGAGCAGTCGTTCACCGAACTCCTGCCGCGCGGACAGTTCGCCAAGATGAACGTCGACGCGCTGCTCCGCCCCGACACCAAGAGCCGCTACGACGCGCACAAGGTCGCGCTCGACGCCGGGTTCCTCACCGTCGACGAGGTGCGCGAGTTCGAGAACCGGGAACCGTTCGGCGATCGTGATGACGACCTCGCCGTCCCCGCCGAGGTAGCGTCGACACCTGAAGAGGAAGGACTCGGCACCGATGGAGCGTAGACAGTACGACACGACGCTCCAAGTCCGCGCCGACGGCGACGGACGCACCATCTTCGGGATCGCCGTACCGTACGACGTCGAGCAGCGCATCAACGCGAACCTCGTCGAAGTGTTCCGCAAAGGCGTGTTCCGTGACGTCACCCGGGCGGCGAACCGGGTGAAGCTGCTGTTCCAGCACAAGGCGGACGCACCGATCGGTCGCGCCGTCGTGCTCGAGGAGAGAGAGGACGGCCTCTACGGAGAGTTCCGTGTCTCCAAGACCGAGGCCGGTGACGAAGCGCTCGAGCTCGTGCGGGACGGCGTGCTGTCGAACCTGTCGGTCGGGTTCTCGCCGTTGCGCGACGAGAAACGCGACGGGGTCGTCAACCGCATCAAGGCGCACCTCGCCGAAGTCTCCCTCGTCACGTTCGGCGCCTACGGCGACAGAGCGGGCATCGTCGCCGTCCGCAACGACATCGACAAACCGAACCTTGCGTCCGTGCAGGAGATCGTCTCCAAAGTCAGGCGCTGAACGTGCCGTACCGGATCGAGACGGACAACCCCGGCTGTCGACGCGGCTACGCGGTCGTCAAGACGACTGACGGGAAGATGATGGGATGTCATGCGACGCGGCGTGCCGCCCGCGCGCAGCTCGCCGCGCTCAACATCGCCGAAGCCGGGGAGTATCGTGCGCTTCCCGACAACTACCGGCCCGCGCTCTCGCCGGACGTGCCGGAGGGACGCGCCTGCGGCAACTGCGCTTACTACGACGAGTCCGACATCATCGAACGCGAAGGCGAGCTGTACGCCTACTGCCGACTCTGGCAGGAGTACGTCGACGGGGCCTACTACTGCAACCGTTGGCTTGCCGAGCCCGACACGCGGGCACCGGCACCGCCCGAAGACCAAATCGAGGGCTCCGCCAAGAACGAGCCGGGCTCCGCCGCCGGGTCGGGTGCCGACATCGAGCTGAACGAGGCGACCGAACGCGCCCTGCAGAACAAGAGCGATGACCACAACGCGGCGATGAAAGACGGAGGCCGACCCGTCTGGACGCGGGTGACGGTCGGCAAACTGCGCTCCGTCTACCGGCGCGGATCAGGCGCCTACTCGACGAGTCACCGTCCCGGCATCTCGCGGGCCGCCTGGTCGATGGCGCGCGTCAACGCGTTCCTCTACCTCGCCCGCAAC